AATATAACAGTCTGTTCCTTTACAATACAGCCTTTTTAGCTGCTCTTCTGTTTCAACGATATAATACATAACCTTTTATTCATAACTTTAAGTGCCTAAATTGCCTAAGGCATTTGTCACCAATGTACTAATTTGATTTTGGATTAACACGTCTCCTGCCAAAAGTGTTATACCTTTTGATTGTTCGTGTGTTGCACCGTCCATTATAGTACCATCAGCCATTACATGGTAATAGCCTTCATATTCACTATTATCTAATTTTACAGTAAGTTGTCCTTTACTAGAATATAGATTAGAAACTAATTCTAAGTCTGCTTTAGGTGCAAATTGAATTAAGTCTGATAAATAACCTTTAATGCCTCTAAATTCTATGTCTGTTTTGTTTACAATTCTTTCGTTTGTATTAGAAATACCGGCTTTTAAAACTCCAAATTTATCTTTAGAATCTTTAATTGGACCTGTAATTTTCCAATATAAAGAAGTTACAGACCATAACGCGTAATTATATTTACCTCTTTGTGATCTTAAATCATCGTGTGTTGCTTTATCAATCTCTATAATTAAGGAAGGAGTTTGATTACGCTTTTTAGCAAAATATCTTACAAGTGCTCCTTTTTGGTAATCGTTTTGAGTAGGTTGTGGATAATAAGGTTCTGGGGTTAAGCCGAATTTATAGATTTCTTGATCAGAGGGTTTTGCTTGTTGGTAAGCTAAATTTTGTCTGGTATTAGGAACATTATTTTGTGCTTGTTTAGATACAGGAGGAGCACTACTTAAACTTTTACGATTAGCATCGGTAGGGCCTTTACCACTAAATATTTCACCTGAATAGTATTGGTGATAATATCCTTGGTAGTACTTACCAGTAGCAGGGTCTATAAATTCCCCACCATTGGTGTATAAATTTTGGTTAACCATATTTTTAGGTACGTATGCCATTATCCTCCTAAATATGCTATTTCAGCTTTTCTACGAGATGGAACTTGTCCAGGTCCTAGATTTGCTCTTCTGTTTAATTCGTCTATTACTCCTTGTTTTCCATTTGCTTTATAGGCTTCTATAAAGTCAAAAAACAAAGTACCATAATTGTATGCTAAATCTATGAATACTACTTGTATTTTCAAATCTAAAGTATTGTAATCTACACCTCTACTTTGTAATCTTTGTACTACTCTAGGTTTAAATTCGTTTGTTATTCTACGAATTAAATCACGTTCAGCTGATGCTTTATCAACTCTACTTTTTCTGGTAATTTTATAAAAACTACCATCTGGGTTTGTTATAGTATCACTACCATATCCAATTCGAGGTGAATTCCAATCAGGATCTGGGTATGGTTCAGATCTAAATCCTTCTCTAGGTTTTATAAATTCAACAGCTGCTGTAATATCCCTATTAGGAACAGGAGTAAATTGAGGTGTAGTTAGGGTTTGCTCCAATGAGGGTTGTGTTGCTACGGGTTCAGCTTGTGATTGCAATGTTGTTGGTGAAGTAAGTTTACTTGGAGTAAAACTACTATTTGGAATATTTGTATTGCCTATAGTTACTGTTGAGGCTATTCCTTCTACTTCAGGAAAATCTATAGATGAAACAGTAGGTGTAGGTGAAGTAGTAGGATCCCCTGTAGCTGTTATTGTTTTAGTTGTATTAGTATAAAAAGGTTTATCTAATAATATTGTTTGACCACGTAAAGTTGTAGTCCATCTGTTATTATCTAGATTATGATTAATAGAAAATATACAAAATGCTACTCTACCTCTATATCTTTTAGGTAACCTGTTATTGGGAACTAAAAAAGCATTATAAGGTAAAACTCCTGAGATTCCATCTGTGGTTAAATTAAATTCTAAAGGTATTAGGGTAGTACCTCTTGTTTTAGAATAAGTTTTTTTTCTAATACCCATTAAATCACCATAAGTACTTATTAAATCATTAATACTACTAGTTTTTAACCCTATGTCTTTAATATCAGCTTTAGTATAACAATAATATATATGATCAAATAATTTTTGATATGTTTTTTTAGTTCTACCTGTTTTATCATCATTTTCATTATCTCCTTTAGGTAAAATAGGAGTAAGTTTTGTTTTAGAAAATCTATCTACAATATCAACATTCATACTTTGATATGATAATACATCTTCAGGAAATTGTTTTACGCCTCCTGTATCTCTAGCTTGAGCAGCTATTACTACTTGTGCAGCTAATTTAGGAGTAATTTTAGAACTAAACCCATAATCATAAACTGTAGATTTTAATCCAAAATTAGGGATAGTTAATAGTTTTTCAGGAATTAAAGGTTCAACTACTTCTTCATCTATAATTCTTAATACTTTTCCATCTTCCCCTATAAATGCTCTTAAATTATTAATTTTTCCTAAACTTAAATTTATACCATTTAATATAGCATTAACATATTCTATTAAACTAACATCTCGGTCTTCATTATTTAAGGATAAACTCTCTAAAGTATCAAGAGCAAAACCTAAATTAATTAAAATATTAAATAATTTACCTTCATATTTAGGAGCAATTCCATTTATTTTATTTTGGTCTGGGTTCCACTCAAGATTTTTTGCAAAGTTTGAAGTTTTATCTATTCCACCCCACCAAGCAGGTTTTAGGGATGTTTCAACATCTAAAGGTGCTAAAATTCTTTTAAAATTTTCTCCTTCTCCAAACTCAAGTGGAATTATACATTTTGAAGGATCAATACTACATTCTAGTGGACCCCTTTGGATTATAGTATTGTCTGGGTGGTAATCTATATAAATAATAGGTTTAGAAGTAGAAGTATCTGGGGAGGCTGTTGTTATATTAAGTGAATTGTTTGATTCACAAAAAACAGCAACATGTTGGATCAAAGCCATTAAATGACCAAATGTAATATAAGTAGAAATTAATTTCGCTCCACTATCCATTTGGGCTTTATTAGCATAACCACTATAAAAATCTGTAGGTAAAGTATCTAAATTATCTTTATCGGAAACAATACCTGTTATCAACTGGGTTGCATTTCCATATGCTGAAGGGTTTGTAAGTGGGGAGTTTTTTAAATCTTTATATATTACTTCACCTTTTTCTCCATTAGCACTAAAACTTATTTTATTATAAGAAGCATTAGAATATATATTATTTAACACTCCACCCCAGCTATTTTGAAGTTCTTGAGTTTTATCCTGTCCTAACCAATTTTTATCTCCAGTTTTTACATCGTATGTAGTACTTTTAAAAAAATTATCAGGAGATATTTTTCCAAACATTGAACTAACAGTTAAAGCAATATTATTACCTAACCTATCTTTTGCTATTGTTTGAATTAAATCTTCTCTATGTTCAAGATATTGCCTCATTGAATATAAAGCATTACCTAAAGTAGAAGAATGTTTTTTACTAGAAATATCTGAGTTATAATTATCAAAATCAATATTAATAGATCCATTAATTTTTAAAGATTCTAGCATTCCACCAGGTCCCATAACTTTTACACTACAATTATAAGAACCATCATTATTAGCTTTCCAATCAAAGTTATAAACAGTACCTACTACGGCATCATAATTTCCAAAGGTATTTTCTCGTTTTTTAGTTACAGCTTGTAATAATTCATCTTTATCTGTATATTTCCAAAAATCAAGAGGTCTAATATTAGTAATTAATTTACCATTATTATCAACATAAGGTGTGTGTCCCCATTCTAAAAATACAGTCATACCTAAACTCATATAAAGTTTAGACATTATATCTAATTGATCTAAATCATAACAGATAAAATCAATATCGGCCTGCATTAAAGTTTGCCATCTACCACCTGTACCTACTCTTATCCCCGTAATACCAGGCATAGGTTTATAACCTAATTTATCAGTTTCACCTTGGGTATAAGTCTCTGAAAATCCTTGTTTTATAGTTGTGTTAATTCCATCACTAGAAACAGTACCGCTTTGTAAAATATATTTTCTAGCTAAATCATTAGTATAAATATGATTTACATCAAAAATAGAGGTAGTATCATCTTCAGTAGTATCTAATCTTGATTTACCGGATATGTCTAATGTAGTAGGATTAACTGTTCCAGTTTGTGGTGTAGGGGAAGATATTGTAGGTGTAGTATTAGTAACATAGGTAAGTTTAATAGGTGGAGGAGAAGGATTATAATCAACTCCTGAACTAAGACGAAACCATCCTGTTCTATTAGTTAACCATTGTAGTTGTTCTGGGGTTCGTGCTTGTGAATTGGTTATTTCTTCACGTTTGCTAATTTGATTTTGAACGTAATCTAGTAATCCAGTGCCAACAATATTTTTATACTTAGCCATAACATTTTTTAACTATTAACATTATCAAAAGCATTCAATGCATTATCTAAATTTGCAGGTACTCTTAATTGAAAACCTAATGGGGGGAACATGGAATCACCGGGCAAATCATTCGCCATAGCTACAACCCACCACAACGTGGCATCCCCATAGAAATCATACGCTAATAGGTCTAATCTATCCTGATCTCTGGTGATAATATAATAATCATTATTGGAGGGAACAAGGGATGGGTATTTTGTTGGTAAGTAAATTACTTTACCTCCATTACCTTTATATGTTCCTATATTTTCGTATCGTCTTGCCATTAGCTATTTAAAAATCTATTAGCTTTAGTATCCTCTCCTGATGCGGTTTTTCCTTCGGCAGCTGTTAATAATATAGCGGATGATCTACCATTTCGTGGTAATACATTTAATATTGGTTTAAAGTTTACAGCAACATCTATGATTTGGGGTATTTCTAACATATCAGAATCATTACCACCTTCAGGTTCATTCATTGCTATTTCCCAAGCGTATTCATCTGCAACTGTTAAGTTTAAACTAGTTAAGATACCAGGAGTTCTAACAAATAAATCTCCTATAGTTAATTTAGTAAAGTTACCTTTCATAAATCCAGTACCTACTCCATAATCAGGGTATAAGGTAGAGAGAAGGTAATTTAATTTTTGATAAAGAGGCTTCATTTCTTGTTTTGATTGTGCAGCTACTTTAAAATTAAAGCTAACTGTTCTATCAAATCCTTGATATGTGTAAAAATTTTCACCTCTACCAGCATATCGTTTTGAATCCCATTGTGCTTCATGTGAATCATTATATCCAGTTAAGAATGCTCTAAAGAACATTGCTGAGGAATTTTTAGGGTTATTATTGGATACTGTTTCAAATGCAAACTTAATTAAATCTCTATTAGTACTTGAATCATATACACCAATAGGTGACATATTAATTTTATCTTGCCCAGGTATAAAGGCAGTACTTGTATTTGTTCTATCTTTTCTGGCTCCAGGATCTCCTATTCCTACTCTAGTTGTTTTATTAATACTTATAGAACTATAATCTCTTTTATTTACAGAATTTGGATCTAATACATCTTTTCTAAAATCCCTAACTGTTATTTCCCCAGGTTTTGATGAAGTACGATTTCTAATCGCATCATAACCCATTGTATATTTTAACTGATCATATTGAGTGGAAGTATCGACAAGTGGTACTTGGTTTGCTCTAATAAAATCTTCACTTTCTTGAGGATATACATTTTGTATTGTATTATCTTCAGCTACACCTGTTATTTCGGTGCTTAAACCAAAAAATCTGCTTAAACCTAGTGTATTATAGTAATTATATTTTACTACTGGTCTAGCTTGTACATCTTCACCATTTATATTGGTTCTAAGGTAGGGACCTGTTGCTTTAGGAGCATTTTTAGTAAGTATAGGAGCATTTCTAGCATCAGTAGCTACTCTAATAGTAGTACTTCCTAAACCATATAATGAACCAGGACCATTTTGATAGAAGAATAATTGTGAATCTATGATATCATTGATACCTAAATCTTGGGCTATTGTACCTCCTGTAAACTCATCTATAGGATCAGGATTTACTTTAAAATTATATAAAGCAACTAATCTGTTTTGTTGTGTTGGTTTACGAGATACTAAATAACCATAGGTGTTTTCAACATAACCTAATTCGTTTTCATTTAAACCTGCTTGTGGGTATCTGAATCCAGTACCACCTTCGGCTATTTGTTTCATTAGGTTTACCCCATTACTATATTCCATAGTATTAGGTCGTCCACCTTGCATTCTAGATTCCATTAACGGATTAGATAAATTTAATCCGGCTTGTTTGTCTAAGAATGCTTTACCATAAGGATAAGATAATAAAAATCGATCTATACGAGCAAAATCCGTTTTAGCGGCTAGTTCCTCATAGGAACCACCACGAATAGGATAGTCTAAGCTTAAAGCCTCAGTAGTTGAACTATTAAGTTGGTCAATGGTATCAGGGACGGGTGCCTTTATCCAAGGTTGTCCTGATGATCCACCACCCCTAATATCTCCGGTATATTTGAGACCTTTTGAGTTGTACTTAAAGCTATCAGGATCGTTATATAGATCTTTTATAGCCATTACTTAGGTAGATTGTCTGTATATTTTTCGGGGGTTTTGCCACTAATGCTTAATTCCGTAGCTTTACTAACACCGTGTAATTCACCAGATAGTGATTGAGGGTGATGTAAAGTTTCAGGTCCGTGGGGCATTGGTTTTATATCTCCACCACCTCCTAAAATAGATGTAATTTGTGTTCCTAAAATTGCCATGTTAATTAATTTTGGTTTATTATAAATATTTTAAACTGAATATCTTCTGGTGTTAACTGCTAGTGATGGTTGTAATCGAGTGGATATTCTATCACCATCTAAATTTGTAACTACAGTAGCGCGTGAAGTACCTCTTTCAGCACCTTTAGCGATTGCGTTTGCTAGTTTTTCGTAATCGATTGGGGCACTATCGTTTCTACCATCTCTTCTTTCTACAGATTTTTCTACTGTTGGTGATAATGATTTTGTAATATTTGGTGATACCGCTAATCCGTCTCCTTTAGCTGTAATTGCCGTTGCTCCAAAACTATCTGTAATAGTAAAGGGGCTTTTAGATGCAGGGGCTATACCATCATTAACTGCAGAATAAACTTGATTACCTACTCCTACTGCTCCTACACCAAATAGATAAGGATTTAAAGTAAGAATACCTGCTATAGTAGTAAGAAGTGGGATAATAGGTGAAATAAAATCTATAAACCTTCCTGCTAATGAAAGTAAAGGCATTAAAGGTGAAACAATTTGAACAAATACTTCTTGTAATTTACTTACTACTTGAGCAAATTTTTCTTGTGTGTTAACACTTGCTAATTGATTTGCTAAAGTTTCATCACCAAGTTTCTTTTTAGCTTCTTCTAAACCAACTTCCTTAACTAAATTATTAAATCTTTCTTGAGCATTTGCTCCTTCTATTCCTGATAATTTGGTTAATGCTTCTTGTTCTAAAAGCATTTCACCCATTTCATCTCTACTCATTCCGAGAGATGCAGCAATAGCGTCTTGTTCTATTCTATTTGCTTTAGCAAAACTGGCTCTAGTGATATCTTGGGCAGCTAATTCTTTAGCAACACCCGCTAAATCATTAGTTAGAGCAAAATATCTTGCTCTTTCTAGATTTAATTGTTTTCCCGTAATAACTTCAGCTTCAAATTCAGCTGTTAAAGAAGATTCTATGTCTAATAAACCATCTGCTACTTTTTCTACCTGAGATAGTTCAAGTCCTAGTTTTTTAGCTTCAAATGCAGCCTTTGCTAATGCCCCAGGTTGATCTGAGAAGGTAGCTAGGGTTCCTTTAGAAGTTTTTGCAATACTTTCTAGAAGGGTTTTTTCGTTTATTGCTAAATTGTTTTGAAGATTTAAAGCTTTAACTTGCCCTAAAAACTCAGTAGTAATATCTTTTGAAGATTGGCCTGTAGCTAATGAAAGTGTAGCTAATTGAGTGGCTGCTTCTACACTATAACCAGCTTGTTTTACTAATTCAGTTTGGGTAACTAATAAATCTTCACTTATTACTCCATTAGTACCTAAAGTATTATTTATTGATACAAAAGCTTCACCTAAATTTTGAGTAGTGACAAATATATTTCCACTAGTAGTAGCAATATCCGTAAACTCTCTATTTATAGCTAAGGCTTGATCATAGGAAATACCTAAATTTTTAGCTATTTTACCTGAAGAGTTATCTAATTGTGTAAAGGCTTTAACAATTTCAGTAAATATAAGTAATGGTAGGGCAGCTTTAGCAGCAGAAGCCATGGATTTAGCCCCAGCAGTAAATGCTTGTGCAGCATTTCCTCCCGAAGCAGCTATTCCTCTAGCAGCATTAGCAGCATCTGAAAAAGTTCCTTTAAATTGTCTCAATCCAGGGATTGCACCTGCTATATCCTCTGCAACAGCAAATCCTCTTACTCCTAAATTACTTTTTATTCTTGAAGATTCTTCTTCAACTAATTTTAACTCTTCTTTAAGTTTTTGAGTTTTTTGAATTTGAACCCCTATATTTTCTGCTATATTTTTCTGATTTTCATTTTCAGATTTAGATAAAGTTTCTTGTAATTGAGTTAAAGAGGCAATTTTCTTTTGAAGTGATTCTCTATCACTTTGTATTTTAGCTAAGTTTTTAGATGTACCTAATTCACTTAATGATATAGTATAACTTTCTTGAGCTATTTTATTTATTTGTCTAGATATAGAACGTATTTGAGTTTTTTCTGCTTTTTCTAAATCTAAAGATTGAGCACTATCTGAAAGAAAATTAGATATATCCCTAACATCGTTTAGGGTTTCAGATCTAATTCCTGCTAATTCGCGTTCTAAGTCACGAATTTCTTTTAGTCTATCTAATTCTTCTTGTGAGGCCATTTATAGAATTTATCGTATATAAATATCAAAAGTGCCTACTTTTTGGTAGGCACTGATGCATTATATACATTAGCAGGATTAATATTAGGTCTTGCTATTTCTTTTGGATTATTTTTGAGCATATTTGATTGTGCATTATTTGCTTCGTTTTGTTTTTCATACCACTCTTCAATTTTCTTGAAGGTAAAATTACGAAGCCAAATAGGCATGTTATACAAAGTATGCCAGTCGTATCCCCCATTACCATGAAACACAATTTCATGTATTTGAGAGAATATACTTTGCCTATACTCGGGCGTCAGGCCAAAAAAACGATAGATTGACGGGGATATTGATGCCCTCCTCTGCACCATCCCCTACATATTTTAAATTAACGTCTGGTGATATTCTAGCGATTTCTGTTCTTAATGATCTTGAATCTCTAGCCAACATATATTTGTCTACAAATTCTCGAATTGATTTTTTTTCTGTATCACCATCTACAGATGTTATAGTGTATTTTAAACGAGTAGAAATTTCAGGAACACTTTCTTTGTTGATTTTTTGCAAACCTTGAATTTCTCTATCAATTTTCTTTTCGTCTCCGTGTGTTAAGATTTTAAAGGTAATTGGAGTTTTAGAGTGTGGTAATTCATATCTAAATTCATTAACACCTTCTTCAATTAAATCGTTAGGATCTAATAGTTTATCTTCTAATGTTGTTAAATCAACAGTAAAATCTTCGATTTGGCGTGTATCTGAATTATAGGCTCTAAAGGTATAAT